GATATGACGTCCATTATAATGCAAGCTCATAATCCAACTATGCCGTTGGAGCTAGGTTTAGAGACATCCAGAAAGTCAGGCTTCAAGACTTTCTATTGCCTGAAGATTGCCAAGATCTTCCAGTTGTCACTTTAATGAATGACTGCCATTACTACTTCGACTAAGATATTGTGTAATATGACTCTACAATCTTTTTCAATGGATTCTTCTTTTTTTAGAGGAGAGGCAAATATGAACTACCCTGTGATGAAGGTGTGGTCAACATCAGCTAGAAGTAGAAGGGATCCTTGTACGTTAATATGATAATTAGAGGGCAATAAAGATCATATGAGCATAATCTAGTTGAAATAGATGACTAATATGTAGATGCTAGCGTTACGTTAGGTTGGATCCGTAGTTCATAAGGATCTTTCGTCCATACCTCTGGAGATAAGCTCCTTTTCCATGTCCCTGTGTTCCCCATGATGAACGTCATTTATGCTTAATAGACGTGGCTCGGGAACTACTTCAATGCTATCAATAACAACAAGGTTGGTTTGATAAGCGACATCACTATCAGGTGGCCATTTAGACAGCCAGTTAAACTTGAAGTTACATATTCCAGGCCCACTTTTGAATCACTTCTGGACAAAGAAGAAGTTGCATATAGAATCGCTCCTTTCTATAATACTCTTATCAATAAAGTGAAGAAATACTTACCCGTGGCTAAGGAAGTTATTAAGAGAGTTGCCAATGTTGATGAGGCGCGCTAAATCGTGCAAACAGCGTACCCATACTTTTGGAACTCCACCACCAATAATAACCATAATACAATTTCTACTGCCACTACTAACTGTAGAATTACCATCCCCTTCGTTAGAACCTATGAACTATACTCGCATAAGGTTAACAATTCTCCAGTCAAAGTAGAGCAGACCAACTTCGTAGACGGCATGAAGGGAGATATTCTCTCGTACTACAACGACCCACTCTAGCATACAATAATGCAGCACAAGGATAGAGGCAATATTGATCCTGTTGAACCCAAACAAATTAAAATTGTGCCTACTGTCCAAGATCTATCCATGTAGAGACAACCGGAAGACCATTATTATTATTTCGAAAAAGAGAATCCGGGTTTTGTTATTATTCCAGAACATCTCATGTCAGAAGATGATACTAAATATTATAACAAACAACTCCCTCTGTTATAATCTTATTATTAGGTCAATAAGGGAAAGTCAATCAACAGAACAAAGAAGTTTCTTTATGATTTTGACCCTTACGCTAAGAGCACCCTCTCAGGATGGCATACTACGGCCAAACCATACGAGTTTAGTAGCAAGAGCTTGGTTAATTAAACCTATGCCCTTTACTAACGCTTTCTAAAGCCGACGCTTCGGCCGGACCCGCAATACTTGTAAATATTTGACGGTCTAGCAGCCAGATTTTTCGCTTAGTTAGAACCTAAACTTATTAGCGATTAATAATTAGCCTAGTCTATACGTGAATTAGACCCTTTGTAGTGGTTACAAACTAGAGAATATCCTGTTTTGAAAAAATAATAATACTACTAGACTATTATTAAAGAATTACAAACTAGCACAGTTAAGCATGGATGTTACGAGACTATGGTCAAGTCGGGTGAGGTCTACTTTACGGACATCGACCTTGAGGGTCAACGTAACATGCCGGGCGATGATCGTCCGAGAAATATCATGATAGGATCATGGTAAAAACACGGTGCCTCAACGTACCTTTAGGGACCTATACATGAAGGTCTCCGCAGACATTGTCCTGGGTATATACAGGCGATGAACAAGGAAGAGCTCACTGGATTATTAGCAGACAAAGTCAACCAATCTTGGAAGTCTTATTCCATGGACGGCTCAGCTTTTGAGTCCACACAGCATGTTGAAATTATGCGTATCGTCGACGATAGATTGTACGACATTTATGCTAAACTCTTCCTTCGGGAATTACAGAACAATGTTTTCTTTCAGAGACAAAACACAGACGTCAAGAACTTAGTTGAGTCTTGGTTAAAAGACGTTAAAGACCATACTAATGTAATGTTTATCTGTTTACCAGGTGTTAATTCGGATCCTTGGCCTAAGGATGTGTCCAAGCTCTTTGCTACTAACTACCCAAATAAACAGTGCTCTCATCCATGGAATGATTACCTATACCTTCGTATCGAGGGCTGCACTTTCAGTGGTGACCCCTATACTACAGTGCGTAACACCATCGCCTCTTTATTGTACGGTTACATGTACGCATTCATGGCAGGCATTCCTAGTCCATGGTGTGACGATCGAGTCTGCACGATTGCAGCTGGAGATGATCTTGTCATGTGGTCGAGCATAGACATTTCCACATCTATATTTGAGTGCACCTCTACTATAAAAGAGGGTGTTAAAGGTATTGGACAATGCATAAAAGAGGTGTGCGTCTCGTATTATGATGATTTCATCTTCTGCTCCAAATGGGTATTTCCTGGTATGTATATGGTTAGAGACGTTAACAAGCTAGTTAACACTAAGCAATACTACTCTGGTTCTAATGATTTGATACATTAATATCCCTACATCCATGCTCAAGCCATATATAATGGAGTCAAGTCTGAAAAAATTAGCCACCTCCTTGAAGCTTTCTTGGAAGTGCGCAAAACTAAATTGTACTAACCATCATTCGACGCTACAGATCTCGAATTAAGCAAATACTAAAAATACGCCTTCGTTGAAGTCAATGACGGGTATAAGTAGGAGGGTGAAATTAACTCGAGATGTGGGCTGACCATGTTGTCGCTCCTCACCGTCATTGAAGATAATTTCGTCAATGGCGTGCAAGACTTTGACTAAAAAAATAATAATTTTACTTATACTTATGAATTAAAATAAATAAAACAAGTCACAAAGAAATGTTTCCTTCACGCGAAGAAGCAAATCATAAAACGGAAACGGTAAGAAAAGAACCGTCATGCGAAATCGGACTAATCCTCGTCGAGTAGTTCAACCGATTATCGTCCGTTCTGTACCAGCTGCCAAAAGCATTAATGTCCGTTCTTCCCCTTCTAGTAGCACTTATAGGGTTAAACACAGAGAATTAATGATCTCAAATGTGGTATCTGGTTCAACGTTCGTATCTCAAATAAATCCAAGCACCACTTCAGTTTTCCCTTGGCTCAGTTAAATTGCAGGTGCGTACGAAAAATACACAATCAACTCGATGTCTTTCGAGTATGTTCCGTCTTGTTCGACGCTTGCGGACGGTATTTTATACCTCGCCTTCGATCACGATCCCAGTGACGTTCTCTTGAATGACTTCAGTCCCCAGACCCTAACATAGATGCAAGGCACCTAGAGTGGATCTATGTACTCTAGACACACTCTGATGCCACGTTATGCTAAGAAGCAATATCTTACAGGTAACGTAGCAGCAGCTGCATCTATTAATGATTACTGTCCGGGCGCAATATACGTAGTTGCCTCGTAATCCGAGAAGACTAACATGGGTTAAGTTTATATCAACTATGATATAACTTTCCATATTCCTCAACCTGGCAATATGTACGAGCAGGAGTTAGCAAGCAATAGTTTTGTTTCTAACTTAGTCACTCAACCAGCCAGTAATTTGAGATT